TTAATACGGTTACTTATGGTGTAAATTCAAACTTACAGATAAAGGAACACGGATCTACAGCTGTAAGAATGACTATCCAATCAGGAGGCAACGTTGGTATTGGTACTACTAGTCCAGACAGTTTACTTCAAATCGGAGAAAGTTACACTACCACCTCTGGAACTAATAAAAAAATTATTGCCAATATAGGTGGATACTACTCTACTGCTATTGGCTTCCAATACCAAGTATTAGGTTTTACAGGAACAACTTTTGATGAATCAGATATATCTGGTCAAACAGGTGGTGAGGCATCAAAAAACTTTTACATAGGTCTATTTTCAGATGTTGGATATTTTAATGGAAACAGGTTCTCAATTTATCAAGGAGGAGCTGAAAGATTAAGTATTAAACAGGGCGGCAAAGTTGGTATTGGAACTACTACTCCTCAATCTCAACTTCATATATTTAAGTCTAATAGTGGAGGTGTAGGAGGAGAGCTAAGATTAGATAACGATAACTCAGCTGTAGCAAACAAAACAAGAATAGTATTTGATGATGGAAATGGTTCAAACACTAGTTTTGAAAGAGCAGCTATAGTTTGCGAAACAGAAGCAAGTCCTTATATGGGACAACTTCAGTTTCAGACAGGTTATGCTACGTTGTCAACCAAAATGCTTATCACTGGTTCTGGCAACGTTGGTATTGGGACTACTAGTCCTCAAGCTAAATTCCATGCTATTGGCCATACAATGTTCTCTGGTGGCGCATACCAGACTGGTTACAATACGCAAAACGGTTTAGTAATTGACAGCAGCAATGTAACCTCAGCTTCTGGAGCATACGGCGCAGGTATTGAATTTACGCGTCTTGGGGACTCTACCGTTAAGAAAGCGGGTATTGCACCAATTCAAGAAACGGCGGACAGCGATTCAATTGGATTATCTTTCCATACAGCTAGAACAACCACAACAACTGATCCTACATATGAAGCAATGCGTTTGACGCACGACAGCAAAGTGGGTATTGGTGAAAGTGCACCAGCATCTAGGCTTGAAGTTAAAGGCACGGCAATGTCGCAGTTCAGAATGCAGACAGCCGGTGGACCATCCACAACCAATGACACTAGCGGTAATGTTGGGGATATGGCTTATGACGACGATCACTTATATATTAAAACCGTAAATGGATGGGGTAGAGTGGCCCTAGACTTTGCATTCTAACAATAAATAAACAACAAAAACTATGAACACTTACACTTGGAATTGTGCTACTGTTGATGCACACCCTTCTCACACTGATGAAAACGGTGTGGCAAAAACAAATGTTATCTACAACGTGCATTGGCGCTTGACAGGTACAGACGGTACTAACTCTGAAACAGTGATTGGCACACAAACAATCGCTATTGATGACTTAGGCACGTTCACAGAATTTGAAACGTTAACCAATGATGCAGTAGCTGCTTGGGTTGAAACTGCAATGGGTGAAGAGCGCGTAGCAGAGCTAAAAGCTTCTCTAGACAAGTCTCTTGAAGAAAAAGCAAACCCTACTTCGGTTACATTGACAATTGGTGGTACTGAAACAACACCGCCACCTGCACCTGAAGTTGAATAATGAGTAAGCTACTCAATTTATTATCTGGCAACCCAGCGTCCTTAATTGATAAGGCCGTTGAGGTTGCGGATAAGTTCATTGAAACCCCTGAAGAAAAGAAAGCTTTTATTGAAAAAGCATATGAGCAGGAGGTTGAAGACAGACGCGCAGCACGAGAGCTCGGTAAAAACAAAGCAACACCAGACGTTTTAACCTACATTACCTTAGGTATTGCCGTAGGATTAGGCGTAGCTATTTTCACTGATATCTTAGACTGGAAAACATTATCTGAAGTGCAGAAAGGATTAATCACTACATTCAGTGGTTTCTTCTTACGCACATTGGGTGATGTGTATGGCTATTGGTTTGGTTCTTCAATGAGCTCAGGTGAAAAAACAAAAGACCTGACTAAGTTGATGAAGAAGTAATCCATTAAAAACCGCTCGTTATGAGTAATATATAACATATAACCTTAAACAAAAACCATTATGACTTTTTATTACCGTACTACCACTGCGTCAAGTGGTAACCAAGAAGTATCCGAAGAAACCAAAGCTTTCTGGGAACATGCTTCGGAAAAAAAGAACTGGAGAATTGTTCAACTACCTAACGGTTATTTCCAAACGGAATTACTGTGGGAAGGTTCCTGGAAAGATGTAACTCGCCGGGAAACTGTTGAAAGTGCTGAGACGGCAATTGATTTGTCGATCGATCACTACAAGACAAGACTCGAATTTGTTAAAGGACCTAAGGTCGTTAAAACGTTCGAGTAAATTAAAACCCAATTAAATTAAATTAAATGCAATACAACAATCCCAGCGAGATCGTAAAAGATCTCACGTTTGGCACAAAAGCCAACAAAAAAATCATGTCCGGCGTCACTAAATTAACCAACGCTGTGAAGTCTACCTTAGGTGCTTCGGGTAAATGCGTTATATATGAAGACGCTCTGGGCCGACCGGTCATTACAAAAGATGGTGTAACCGTAGCGGAAAGCGTAGTCTTATTTGACCCGGTCGAAAACATTGGAGCAACTTTAATTAAAGAGGCTGCTGCAAACACAGTGCGTGAAGCGGGGGATGGTACCACAACGGCTACCGTCCTCGCTCATGCAATTTTAAGTGAGATTAATAACCATAGAGATGAAGAACAAATTAGAAGCATTAAAGCTGGCATTGAAGAATGTGCTGAAGAAATTATGGTTTATCTTAATGATACCCGTATTCCAGTTGCAGATAAAATGCTACAGCAAGTTGCTTACATTAGCTGTAACAACGATAAAGAGCTTGGAGATAAGATTGGCGAAGCTTTCGAAAAGGTTGGACAAGATGGCGTCGTTCTAATGGAAGAGTCCGATACAAATGAAACGTACGTTGATTTTGTTGAGGGCACACAATTTGATTCAGGGCTAAAATCACCGCACCTAGTTACAAATAAAGATAAAGGTGTTGCTGAGCTTGAGAATCCATTAGTACTTATTGTAACGTCACCTATTCCAAACATCCGCCGCATCCAATCTATTTTGGAGCATGCAGTTAAGAGTAATCGCTCGTTGCTAATTGTTGCGGACTTAGAGCAACAACCTTACCAGACACTATTAGCGAATAAGGTAAAAGGAAACATTAAAGTTAATATCGTAGACCCACCAGGTTTTGGTGCTACAAAGCAAGACACTATTGAAGACTTAGCTTTATTAACTGGCGCACGCGTTATTAATGAAGAGCTCGGCGATGACCTTGACTTGATTGACCCTTCAGTATTGGGTTCAGCAGTAAAAGCAGTAACAAACAATAAAAGTACGGTGCTGCAAGTTGAAGCAGACCCGCAACTATTAAAAGAACGTATCGAAGATGTACGTAAAAAAATCAGTGAAGAAACTAACGGGTTTCTTAAAGGCAAGCTCGAACAACGGTTATCCATGCTATCCGGTAGTGTCGGGATCATATACGTCGGGGCTGACTCGCAAGTCGAACTAAAAGAAAAGAAAGATAGAGTAGAAGATGCCATCTACGCTGTGCAAGCAGCACTTAAGGAAGGTATCGTAGCCGGTGGAGGCTCTGCGTTGTACGTGGCTTCACAAAAGATTAAATCTAAGAACTTAGGCTACAACATTCTATTAAATGCTATACGCGCACCTTTTGAAACCATTATGGAGAATGCCGGGCTAACGGCACGCGACCACCATATTATGGATCAAGGTATGGGTGTAAATGCAATCACTGGGGAGATGGTTAATATGATTGAAGAAGGTATCATTGACCCAGTATTAGTTACTAAAACCGCACTTAAGAATGCAGTAAGTGTTGCTACAACGATTACGTCTGCAGATTGTATAATCTCTAATATGCGTATGGACAATGCAAGCAATTAATTACTACATCGTAATTCGTAAGATTAAAGAGGCGCCCAAAAAAGTGGGTGGCCTCGAACTTACGGAAGACCAAAATAAAGATGTACGCTACCTTAAAGCTGAGGTAGTAAGCGTAGGCGATAAAATTGAAGGCATTAAGCCGGGTGATAAAATTCGTTACGACCGACATGCAGGTCACGGCATTGAGTGGAAAGAGGAACTCTACCACGTTATCACCGTTAATGATATTGTCATTGTAGAATGAGGCTTACACCTTCAGACCTGCGCGAAATGAATTTGTTTAAGTATTACAGGCTCATAAGAAAATGGGCTTGTAAGACTTACGATATAACGGATGCAGATTTAGAATTACTCATCTATTTAGATTGTAAAGACAGATTCACACGCGATGATTTCATTAATGGCACCTATACATATGCGTGGGACAAACGCCGTTGGGAAAGATTGCGAAGAGATGGATGGATAGAAGTATGGCGCCATCGCAACAGAACAACTATTAAGTACAGTGTGTTCAAGACGTCGCAAAAAACAAAGCGGCTGATTACGCGTATGTACAACATAATGTTAGGTTACGAAGATATGCCGATCGGTCCTTCTAGTAAGTTTTATAAAAACAAGACATATACAGATAGGGTTTATAACAAAGCCATAGATGATATGATCAAAGATAAAGACAGATGACAAAACCCATTACACAACGTGCAAAGTGCAAATACGGCAGCGGAATGACTTCTCAAGAAGTTACTATTGATGCAGCCGGTAAGAAAGCAGGCAATTTTAGTGCGTCTCCAATGAAAATGAAAGGTAGCTGCGGATGCGGCTGTGGTAAATAATGTTTAAACTAAAGAACAAAGAAGCGCTGTTTGGTATCAATAAAGATACATCGACGCACGATACTCCGGTTTTTGAAAAGAAACTAGATAGCGGTATTATGGCCGAGGCCAACCGTGACGGCACTATCTTTGTTGATAAGAGCCTAAGCCCTTTGCAGAAGCGTAATGCAGTTGAGCACGAGAAAGTGCACCTGCAGCAGATGCAACAGGGCAAATTGCAATATGACGATTACACTGTTACTTGGAAGAAGGACACAAAATCACCTGCTAGGGTTTATACTAGAATGACAATGCCTGAGGGTGCTCACGGATTGCCATGGGAAAAAGAAGCATATAATAAAACTAAGAAATAATGGCATACGTACAAAACAACTCGCCGTTTAAGAAGCTAAGAAAAACGACAAAAGGAAAAGGTCGTCACTTCTTAACTGCAAAAGAGGGTGCTGGGATGACAGAGGCTGGCCGTAAGGCGTACAATCGCGAAACTGGTGGTAACCTTAAGGCACCTCAGCCCGGAGGCGGTAAGCGTCGCGATTCATACTGCGCGCGTTCAAAGGGACAAATGCAGATGCACAACATCAATTGTTCTAAAACACCTGATAAACGTATTTGCGCAGCACGTCGCAGATGGAAATGTTAATAAAGAAATAAATATAAAATGGGAACATACTTAAAACAACCCGATTTTGCAACCGAAGCGGTGGCTGTAACACCTAGTAATACGTTTGATACACCACAGTTTTTGGGTGGATCTGCGTTATTTATTGGTGAAGGCGGCGACGTATCAGTGGTGATGCGTGCTATCGATGGCAGCCTTGGTAATGCAATTGTTTTTAAAAACGTACCGTCAGGTACATTCTTGCCAGTGATTGTAGATTACGTAACAGCTACGGATACTACAGCATTGCACATTATAGCAGTAAAGTAATATGATTAACGGTATTGGATCAGGCGTAAATCGCAATTATACTTCCCTTTCAGAAAATTATGTGAGAGATGGATTGGTTATGTCAAATAAATTCATACCGGAAAATCTAGACTTTCCAGCCCAAGGCTCGGCTGAGTTTGACGGGGCGAGTGATTATATCCAACTAAACAACCCGTTAATTAGTGGCGCGCATACGATTTGCGCTTGGATAAATTCCGACAACGACGCAGACTATCGTCAAATCGTAGATTCGCGCGACGCTGGAAGCGATGGTACTTATTTTCTTATCAATCCAAGCGAGCAAATTATGCACCGCGTTTATGGATATACCTTAACAAGTTCAGAAATAACCGCGGAAGAATGGTATTTCGTTACTGCAACTTTTGACGGAACCACGCAAAAAATATATTTGGACGGAAGCTTAGACGCAAGTCAATCAGCAAGCGCAACTTATGATTTAGAAACGCCTACAACAATAGGGCGCCGGTCTTATGGTTCTTCGGAATACTTTGGCGGCAACCTCGCCAACGTCGCGATTTGGAACCGCGCACTTTCAAGCGATGAAATTAATAGCGTGATGTGGAAATCCTACGACGGGCTAACCGCCAGCGAACAAAGCGGCCTACAAGCGTGGTATAGTTTAGACGACATCACAAGCCCAGCGGCGAGCCTTGCGAATATGGAGCAACTTGCGGCGGATAAAGACGCAACA